AAAAAGTCTACTCAGACAGAAAATCGAATCCGGCGAATGGCCAATGCACACGCTGGACAGTACAAAATGAAAGGACAAACATGCGATGATACTACACAAGAAACATGAAGATGGCTTCACCAAAGTCGATAATCGGTTACTGGATGATGCGAGTCTGTCCTGGCAATCCAAGGGCATACTCTGCTATCTGCTCAGCAAACACAACGGTTGGGAAGTCCATGTTCGCGACATTATTAAGCATGGCGCAGATGGTGAAACAGTCGTGCGTCATTCATTGCGCGAATTGCGCGAACATCATTACGCGCGGCTGGAAAACATCCGTGAAGGCGGCCGTATTCGCGAGCGGCGACTAACGATTGATGAAACGAGAAGACTGCCGCCTGATGCGCTTTTGAGACAACGTGAAAACCTCAAAGTAGAAACTCTCAAGTGTGAGAAGCCGCACCTTAATAAGACTGATTCTAATAAGACTAATAAAAAATATATATATGGCGGTTCCCGCTTTCGCGTTCCGTCTTTGAAGGAAGTCACTGAACACAGCAACACGCTTGGCCTCAGCGCCGAGGATTGCGAGCACTTCTTTAATCATCACGAAGCGCGCGGGTGGTGGCTGGCGCGTGGCGTGAAGATGAAAGACTGGCGCGCGGCGTTGCGCACATGGAAACGCAACATTCCAGCATTCGCGCGATTCGCGCGGGAGGTGGCTGGCGCGTGGCGCAAAGTTCGTCCTGTTGCCGAGCCTGTCGAGTTAACACGGCCGAAGTATTCTCAACTGCAGGAAACACGTGAACAGACCGACGAGGAATTTAAAAAGGCGCGCGACATCGCGCGTACTGAAATGGAAAAGTTCAAATCCAAAATAAGGAAGACCAACTAATGACAAAAGATGAAATGACAGACTGGATCAAGCGCGCGTGCAAGCATTACGGCTGCAGCGCCGAAATCGCTAAAATCCATTACCAGCAATACGTGTTCCGTGATTGGAACCCGCATCCCAGCAAAAAGTTCTGGGACTGGTGCAACATGCATCCCGATTACAAGACGATGCGCGACGCAGGCACGAAAGAGCGCGAAGCCAAGGTCAAGATGTGCAACAGCGAATGCTATAACGCGCAGTATCGCGAAGCAAAACAATTCGGGCTGCTCGGGTGAAATCGCTGAAATTATTGCAAGGGCAAGATTCCCCTCAGATTTCCCTCAGAGCAGACAAACAGAAACAACAAACCAAAGGCAAAAACATCAATGAGTAAAACATTAGTGGTAGATGAAGTAGGAAACGCGGTGCGCAAACGTGACAACCTGATCCGCAACATAGACGACACGCTGGCCAAAATGCAGGTCAGCTTCGAGAAGTGGCAGCGGCATTACTTTTACGCGCTTGGCGAGATGTTCACGCGATTACGTGCCATGCTGCCCGATCCAGGTTACAACGGCGACGTTGATTTCAACAGGCTCTGCGCAAAACATTGGCCAAAGCTCCATAAGAGGTCGCGCCAGCGGTATATGGTCTATTACGAGGAACTATCAAAGAAACTTGGGAGACCGCGCGGAGTTCCGCGCGATCTCGAGTTGCCAGTGCTAATCAAAACCATATCTCCGAAAACATACCGCAGCGACCAACAAAGAAACAAGGCGCGGCTGACTTACAAGCGCATCCTTGATGAGGAGTATCAAGACCCCGCGCACTTCCAGATCAAGCGCAGCGCGAAGGAGGTCGAAAACGATCTTGTGAGCGAGCTGGCGGGCAAGATCATCAGCACCGGCTACCGCACGCTGTCAATCAAAATGCATCCTGACAGGAAGGGCGGGACCAATGAAGCGCAACGTCGGTTAAACGCGGCCAAAGAGATGTTGGATCAGATGCTGGAGCGCGCGCCGTTGTTTTTGGAATCATGAAAACGAGGAGCGCATTTTATGATGAGGAAACTTCAGCCCAAAATCCTATGCGATTATCTCGAACATGCATTTAGAAACAGGCATCACCGTCAGACGTTTGATGAAATCGCCAGAGGCCTCTGGCAGATCAAATGTCCCGGGTCCGGGCATATCAGAGCAATCCGCGACGCATGGCAGTCCGCGCAGAAACAACTGCGGCGGCTGGGCACGTGCGCCATTCTGATGAGCGAAACCTACTTCGAGATTTATGAGCACCGTGAACCGCGAAGTGACGAGGCGATCAGAATGTGTCTGGCGTTGCAGCACAAGGCTCATGGCGTTCGTCTGCTCTCGCTGAAGAACATCATGAACGACCCCGTAGCACAGGTGTATTTCCGGCTTCGCGTGCGCAACGTGAAAGGAATGATGTCTGCAATCGCCGATCGCGTTGCCACCGAATACGAGCAGGGAAAAGTGTCCAAACCTAAAGGGCGCACCATTATCCGATCACTGACGGATATACCATTGCCGGAACATCACAAGGGGTTCCTGGATATGATGGGCGAAAACAGTGACGAATGATTGGCGGCGCAGGCTGGCAGACAGGCAGTGGTGTATCAAACAAGCAGAGAAAAAGCGCGCGAAAGAGCAGCGCGAAAAAGACAAGGTTGAACGACTCCGTGCCGAGGATCGTTATCGATCGGCGTGCCGCAAGATGTTCGGCATGCCGGGGGACATGGCAAAACAAATTCGCGGTCGCGAGCCGATCAACCGCGAAGCAGGCAGACTTGTTCAAAAGGCGAGTGAGTGGGCAAAACCACCCATGGAGCAGCAGCAACTATCAAAAAAAGAAACCAGAAAAAAGAAAGGAATAAAACACATGGCAGACAAAGGCAAAGTAAGTGAAACCACGTTTAATCGCTCCGATAACAACTTCCCGACCGCGAGGACAGCATTGGGATCACCAATGGAAGCGGGTTTGGGGATTCCGCGAGATCACAATCCCGAGCAGTACTTCAACATCCATGACGTGGCGGTGAAAGTGATTGCGGACATCAATAGAGAACCGCAGCAATTGACGGCACTGGCACGAGCGGCAGTCGATGCCCGCAACGTGCTTGAGGAAAACATGAAACAAATTGGCCCGGTGATGGAGGGATTCAATGCAAGAGTAAAAGTCGCGCTGGAGGATGTGCGGCAATCGCGGATGGCAATCGTTGGCGAAGTCGCGCATCTGTTACAGCCATTGAAGGAGGTTCGTGCGTTTTTGCTCGGCCCGGATTACCAGCACGAAATAGCGCGACTGAAAGAGTTCTGCGATCTCTGCGAGCGACTGGCGCAACTGAAAAAAGACGGCACGCTCGATGCCATCGCCGACACCATTATCAAACTGGCATGAAGCAAACTGCAATGGGGCCAAAGCAACAGAGTTCGCACAGAAAATTCGTAACCGTCAATCATTGAGTTAAACTCGCCGATGCGTGCGTCGAGGGGCTTGTAAGCGTTGGCGCACGTGCTTGCGTGAAACCATGAGCAGAGATCAGGACACGAATGAAGCCCGCAAAGCTTCTCTTCAACGCACATTGCGCGCCCTTGAACGTTACGAGGGCAAAATGGATCTAGCCAAAACGTGGGAACGAATTGATCCTGAGTATGCCGCGCAGCTAATGACCGAAGTCAACAAACTGCGACAACATCTGATCGTGAAAGGAGTTCTATGAACCAGTGTACCTCGCGCTTTCTGCACCGCGGCGTTTCGTTGCGGTGCCAGCACGCATCCGGCCACGACAGCGTCCATTACAACGGCGACCTCTGGTGGCCGAACAAGCGCGGGTTCCCACATCCACAACACAGTCACAACTACACACTGATCGGCTGGCTAATCGCAGCAATCGTTCTTACCGCAATCATCATTGGTTTTGTTTTATTATGACGCTATCCAAATTCATCGACAGCATTGATAACCTGGTGCGCGAATGGGATCCGCAATTCGGCGAGCACGGCACTGTGCCTCGCAAACATCTTGAGAAAATCTATGATGACCTTCGTGAACAGGCTGTGCATGGGCTGGCCGAAGCAGTCCGGCAGCGTGACGAAGCACTTAAACAATTGCACAAACACATAGTGGACTGCGATTGACGAATTGCTTATCGCTTATGTCGCGGCTTGCGGCGAAAACCTTTTGTTGCGTAATAAAGTTTAACCTGCTTGAACGTGAACTTCCGGCCACTCGGCGAACGATATAGTTTTTGCCCACGTCGATTGCGCTGTCTCGTTGGCTTAAATGGCATTGTGTGCCACAATAGCTTATGGCTGGCATGAATCCAGCGTATGAACCGCGAACGATGCTCGGAAAACAAGTTCGTTATCCGAGCGCTAAAGCGCCAATGGCGCGCGGGCGAGTGCGTGTGCGCAATTCGGCAACGGTCAAACATCGCATTACTGGCACGGCAAACAGGCGTTTGACGCATCGAGCGCCGTGGAAACGATGAAACTCGCTGGTGGCCACACTTCTATCGTTCATCCATTGCGTCTGCCGATATGGAAACCGGCTTCAATGAGCGTTCCGTTTGGCTGGCGCGGTTTGCCGGGTGGACGTCCATATAAACGTGGTCCGGCATCTTTTCGCTGGCATGGTCGCCAGACGCGCGCGCAGTTTCGTGGCGGTTCGCGCGCTGGATTCAGATTTCACAAATGAAAACTTTCGAAGTGAAAAGGAGACAATAGACTATGGCAATCACATCTAAAGGCCCCGGTCGGGCAAAACCGTGTGGCGCAATGCGTTCACCAAATCAACGCAGAGCAGGTGTCGGCAAACGCGCGATGGGCACTGGCGGCAGAATGAGTTCCGGTCCGCCTTCACCCGGTTTTTTCACGCCCAGCGGCATGAATCTCAAAGGATCATTCAAGCCGCAGCGTAAAGGTCGCTCTTGAGAGTTCGTCGCAATACGTTCCCGAACAGCAAAAACATGATGGGCAAAGTCCCGCGATTGCCTGTGCGACCGAACTGGGCATTGCCAGCGAAGCCTGCGCCTAGCAATCGGACTGCCGTCAAACATAAACCGCAGTATGGACCGTATTTGCATTGACAAACATCTGCCACGAACGCGTTTCCCGCGCCAACTGCGTACTTCCGCGGAAGTAAACTGGTATCCGGGCGCAGGCGAACCGGACAGAGTTCGGCCAAACTTTTCTTCGTATTTGAATGCGCCCTGGGCGTATGAGAAAGTGCAGCCGACAGGCGCTTGAGCGCATAATGGAAAAGGCCGGGATCAGTCGGCCGTTTCACTTTTTCAATTATGCTCCGACTTCAATTACTTATTACTTAACCCAGCAGACGCTGCAAACGCCGCCCGGTGGCACTTCGAGGAAAATCCCGTTTTTACACGGCCACGGGAAAGTGATAAAACTGCCAGCCTGAACTCTCGGATCATCGACAAACGCCGCGAAAAAGATGACTCCCGGATTGTCGCCCGGCGGTATGCCAGTAGACGCATCACTAAGTCGCCAGACTGGCTTTTTATCTTCGCCACTTGCTCGATCATTCAGATGGATGGACAACGCCCCCATGATCGCTGCTGAATCAGTAATTTGATGATTGCCTGCGGTTAATTCTAACGCCGTTTGGAATTCTGGATAATAGCTCATATCCGAAACTTTTAACGGCTCTTCCTGACTGCCGCAAGCGTACAAAATAAATAAACGTTCGTTTCGACTTTCTTCGGGCTAAAGCCGCACGCGCTTTCTCCTAAGTTGTTGCACACCCCCCCCGCTTAAGTTTTATGAGCGCGCTTGCCAGAGTGCGCGCGCATAGAGCTGCAAGATTCAGCTAACAACTTTTTGCGCTGGCGACCAATTGCGTCGCTTAGCATTACGGACGCGCGAAACGCAGGGTCAAAAGCGCGTAAGAGAGCGTTCAGGCGAGCGGTAAACGTGCATGTGGCGATGTGGCGCGACGTTGATTTCTGGTGTAAATGTGGGCGCATTATGGGGCAACCAAATCTGATCGGCACAACGCAACTGGCCAAGCTAATCGATGTCACTCCGGCGTGGGTGCGCAAGCTGACCAATGACGGCGTGCTTAACCGTGCCCGTGACGCTGATGGCAAGGAACTCCAGGGCCGCTACAATCTACTCGCCATCCGCGATTACTGCCGCTACCTGCGCTCTGTGGCCAAGCTCGATGACGCCAGCCAGTCTCGCTACTCGGCGTTGCGCAACGAAAAACTGGCCGCCGAAAGCGAGCGCACCAGGCTGGAGCTGCGCGAGTACAAGGGAGAATTGCACAATGCGCGGGACGTTGAGTTCATCATGAACAACATGCTCACCTATTTCAAGGGGCGCGTGCTGGCTATCCCGGCGCGCGTGGCGCGGTTGTGCGTGGGCAAAAAGTTCCGCGAAATTTACGACCTGATAATGTGCGAGATTGAACTGGCCTTGCGGGAACTGTCCGGCTACGACCGTGCGCATTTTGCCGCTCAACGCGCATCATTTCTGGCCAGCCACGGAGTTGACCTAGATAGTCTGAATGGCGACGAACAACCAAACGCCGCGAAAGCTGAGCGAGAGTGAGAGCGCTGAGCGCGCTCGCTGGTACGACAATACCGACGCTTACCTTGAATCGTTCGCGGCGCTCCTACGGCCGCCGAGCAAACTGACCTTAAGCGAGTGGGCTGATCGCTATCGGATCCTGTCCAGCGAATCCTCGGCTGAACCCGGCCAATGGCTCACGAACAAGGCACCATACGAGCGCGAGATCATGAATTCCATTTCCGATCCGTGGACGTCGCGCGTGGTGGTACAGAAAGCGAGTCAGGTCGGCATCACCGACTCGGCGATTCTTAATCCCGTCGGCTATTACATTGACGAAGATCCCTGTCCGATACTCGTTGTGCAGCCGACGATTGAACTCGCGGAAGCATTCAGCACGGACAGGCTCGCGCCCATGTTGCGCGACTCCCCGCGGTTGCGCGGGCGGGTCGCGGACTCGCGCCGGTCGGATTCGTCTAATACGCTGCGCCGGAAATCATTCAAAGGCGGCTTCGTGGCGTTGGGTGGCGCTAATAGCGCCGCAAGCTTGTCCGGTCGGCCTGTCCGAGTTGTGTTGCTGGATGAAGTTGACCGGTATCCAGCCAGCGCAGGAACAGAAGGGAACCCATTGCAACTGGCAATCGCGCGCACCACGGCCTTCTGGAACCGCAAAATCGTGATCGTATCCAGTCCTGGACTGAAAGGCGTCTCGCATGTTGAACGCGAAATGGCGCAGTCGACGTGCGAACACTGGTATCTCTCGTGCCCGTTCTGCGCGGTCATGCAAATCCTGGACTGGGATAGGATCCGGTTCAGCGACATGACGCACCGCTGCGTGTCCTGTCATGAGCACGCCGAAAAGCATCGGTGGCTTGGTGGGCGCGGCGAATGGCGACCGCATCGGACAACAGACGAACGCGGCTCCAAAGTGCTGACGCGCGGATTCTATTTGTCCGGCCTCTACAACCCGTGGATCGAGTGGGACATCCTGCGGGACGAGTTCGTTCGCGCTGCGAAAGCCAATGAGGAAGGCGACGTCGAACCCTTGAAAGCGTTCCGTAATACGCGGCTTGGGCTACTGCATGAGGACATTGGCGAGAGAGTCGAGATCGACCTTTACAACGAACGTCGCACGCCATACATGGCGGAAGTTCCCGGTGGCGTGCTTTGTCTTACGGCTGGCGTTGACGTTGGCGAGTATTCATTGGCTTACGAAATAGTTGGCTGGGGCAAAGGCCGTGAGTGCTGGGCAATCGAATACGGATTCATTGACGGCAACCCGCGTGAAGCGCACGTGTGGGACCAGCTCGACCGCGCCGTGTTTCATCGCCAGTTCAAAACGCATGACAATAAACGGATGCGGATTCGCAAGATGGCTGTGGACTCCGGCTATGCCACCGACTTCGTTTACGTTTATACCAAGCCGCGTCAGCCGCGCGCCGTGGCGACCAAAGGCTACGGCGGCATCGGCAAGCCGCTCATCCTTGGTGCT